TTCATTTCCTTTATCTCCTTTCCATTTAAAATCTCTACTGTTTGCCCAGTTATTTAAACCATATCCATCATTAGTAAAACTTCCACCTACTCCAAAATTATTAAGACATTTATACTTACTACCGTCTTTACATCCTTTACCATAATCTATAACCTTGTTGTTGCTATCTAGTTTTACATATATTGAACCCGTTGTTTTTCTATCTGTTCTTCCATAATTCTCGTCATAGTCTGTTTTTCTTTCAGGATATGCCGAAGCATACTCTTCTGCTCTATATGGGTTGTTACCTGAATGGCGAAAATCAGTAAGAGTAAGATTTGTTCCTTTCCAACCTTGTGCGGTATAGTAAGCCATTAAGCAACACCCAGCCTGAACTGAGTTGATTCAGATGTAAACTCTATTTTATCTCCTTTTGTCCATTCTTTAATGGCATCTAGTTTTGTTTGACTAAAAAATTCTTGATTACGATACCACTCTTCCATCGAACTTGATGCTTTATTTGCATTACAAGTACGGCAACAAGGAATTAAATTGTTGCGGTTTGAGCTGCCAGATTTGTATTTAGGAATGATGTGGTCGAGGCTTGTTGCAGGTTTACCGCAGTATCCACACTCATGGTCCCAGGCATTGTAGATTTCTTCTCTGAATCGTCTTTTGGCTAATCGGGGCGAGACTTCAACAAGTAAGGCAAGAGGTTCACGCGCCGTCTTGAACATGTTTTATTAGCCGTTGTCTCACTCTAAATCAGCTAAATATCACAAAACTTAAACCTGTTGAAGAGGGTGTTAACCCTGTCTCAACATGGCTTGACTTTTGTACACCTAACCCTAATTTAAATATGTAATCGATCCAACCCAATGGCTAATCCATGGCAGCCCATGCACCGAGCAGCTCGGATGCTGGACCTTGATCGTGGCACTCTTCTCCAGATGCGCGACAGCGACGAGTACAAACTTGGCAAGCATTATGGAGCAGGACCCCTTACTAGGTCAAGAGATTCGTACTACTGGAACATCCCTCGTACTGCTCAAATGCTCAAGCAGAAACAAGAGCAGAGTACTTCTTCTGCAGCTTGATGGGGGTATAGTAAACCTTCCTGACGCGGTGCGCCAGTAAAAGACTTTCAATCGACAGACCAATACGGTCTTGTTTAGATGCGTCTTTTAAAGAGTTGAGAAGAGAACTCCAACGGCCTTTCAAGTTGAAAGGCTGTTTCTCTTTGAGTTGAAAGATGAAAACCCACTGTGGATGCAGTGGGCGAATCGCTCTTTTCTTTGATTTTAAATTGATCGAATTATCTTCGTTCCACGTAAACCCTTCTAACTCCTCTGGATTCTTGCCGTAGACAGCGACCATACCTAGCAGCCAACCGACTTCTTCAAGTCCCGGTTTCGCAACAACATTGAAAACCTCGTCAACAATACGAGGATCGCTCGGCAAATGCTGATGGATCATGGTAGGGAGAAGGCTGTACGGTCACTATAGTCACTGGTTAAACAGCTCGATAACTTGCAGTACGCAAAGATCAAGATATCTTATTGAATCTTGATGAAGATATTATAAAGGATTAGGTAACATTAAGTCAAACGCTAGTAATTTATACCTTTTTTGAAGTCCCAATCGTTGATTGAATAGTTGTCGTTTTGCCCGTCAGCAGCAGGCTTTTCACCAGATACGACCTTGTATGCATTACCATTTTTATCTTTCATTACAAAATGTTGCATCTGGATAAAAGTGCTAGGAATATTGAATAACCGTTGCATCATCGGCATCATCATCGGGGATTGGATGTTGAACGGTGGTACATCCATGTAGCCCATACCGTAATAATCTAGTTTTTTAAATGCACGGGACTGCTCGGCCTGGGTTCTAAGAACTAATTTTGTTTCCCATTCACTCATTAAACCTACTTCCACTGGGAAGTCAGAAGGTTCAGGAGGTATGTCTCCAGCAGCAAATTTCATTGCATAGATGTGTTTGCACCATCTATACGAATCCAAGGTGTATGTCCAGTTATCGCTAATAAACGTAAGCTCTCCTTCAGGTGCTCTATAGTCATTGAAACTGGGCATGCCTTCAGCTTGTTGTTCAGGGTTAGGGCCAACACCTCTGGTATATACCTTGCCAAAATCAGCAAACACTCCTGGTAAATCTCTGTAAAGATTTTTGGGATCTCTAAGGTCTTTGCCTGATTCTGTTGTACCTATACCAGGAACAGCAAATCTATCTGGATCACCGCTGGGATAAACGATTGTCATCAAACGATTTTCGATGATCTGTTGATTGACTTGTGTTTGAGCAGCATTCATCATCATGCCGTTCAGAGTCATCACTTCATATCGACCAGGCTTCACTACTGCACATTTAGTGACAGGAAACAGCGGTTTCTTTCTAAGGCCAAGAGTTGACAGATAAGCATAGTCACGTCGCTGATAGTCCTGACAAGAGCAACAATAACGACTACCGCTTTGAAGAAATCTCCCTGGATGAAAAGGGATTCGAGAGGGTGTCCTTCTGACACCCGAATCAATCGTGGTTTCTACTGAGCCTGTCTTTGCAACTTTAAGTATGCCTTGATTTTGATCAACATCAATAAGAACAGCTTCTACAAAGCCATAAAGTTTACCAGTTGCTGGATCACGAGTTTCTGCATCAATCGGCTCACCAGAGACAGTCAAAATTGTATCTTCTAATACATCGCCATTGATTGCTTTTAAACTACCTGCTGGTCCGAAATCCACAAATAAAGGAGGAGGCAATGGTCCTGTTACGCCAGAGACTGTTTCAGAACTAAAGGTTCCGCTTAATTGGATGTACCAATAATTAGTATTATCTTGTCCGCTACCAAGAAACAAAACTGTAGGATCTGCTTCTCCAGAAACAGCAAGACGTGTGCCATCTTCTGAACGTAAGTTATCAAAGCGTAAGTTTCCTGCTTCTATCTTTCCTGCCCAATGCATGCCCAGTTCCTTGTTCTGGGTTGGAAAGCCTTGAAGAGTACCAAAAAGAACAGGATTTCTTGCACCAATCGGCGTGATTACACCTGGTGGAAAAGGGATTTCATATTCAAAAGGATAAAGAAAAGACTTACGGGCTCCATCACCTACAGCAAGTTCCCATCCTTTACGCCATCTGGTCCAGGCCGCTTCTCTATTGCTGTTATACAAAGAGTCTGGAACGCTACCGCCAAACTCTCCTCTAATTGGTTTTACTTTATATTTTGTTTTCTTTTCCTCTGGGTTTTTAGAAAAGGAGGAAGCACCAAAATTTCCAAAGTTTCCTCCTGGTCTCTTTCTTCCCATATCAATAGAAACCGCCCTGTGCAGTAATACGGATACCGTTTACATAACCTGTTTGAGCAGATTGTGCGCCACGCTGTACAACACCAACGTATAGACGATCACCGCGTTGCAAATTGACAGCGCGATTACGAAGAGGACTGGCTTCTCCAAGCCCTGCGGTATTACCGGTTTGAGGAACTGGTACGCTGAGTTCAGGTAAGACATCGGTAAAGTCCATGATGGTTTCACCGACTCCGATTGTCTTATAGCTGATCAAGTGATAATCGCCATCGGCAGGAATAGGTACTGTTGTACCTCTGGTGTGATAAAGCGCAAGTGTTACAGAAGGAAGAACGCCAGATTCGGCGGCAAAATAAGAGAATCCATTAACCACTCCTCCCGAGTAGGTAATGTCTGTGTTGATGTTTCCTGTAGCAGTAGATCCTGTATAGGTGTAATACCCAGCGCCGTTAGAAGAACCACTAGCCAACAGGCCAGAATCAGTAACAAAGACAATCTGGCCGCTAACCAAGCCAATGAAATCACCTGAAGTTGTTGCATCAACAATATAGTCAGGATCAATAGTAGCGTTCATATCATCACGAACAGCCATGATGGAATCAACGATTCCTCCACTATTGTTATCTGAACTAAGAGTTGCATCCATGTCAATCAGCAAGGCTGGACTTTGTCCGCCTTGAACTTCAGCTGTTGCGCTACTACCAACGACTTGATTCGTTAATCGGGTACGAGCAATCAGCGGACGATCAACAAATACTGGCTGCTTGTTGGTATTTGTAGCAGTCATCTTTTCACGTCAGGTATCAGTTTATTTTACTACTGGTAGACAGAGTTTAAATAAGAGGTTGGTTGCAAGTATCCATATTGTCTTAGTATTGCCATTGGATCATATCCGTTTGTGCTTTTGCTCATTGCTTGTTGCATAAGCAGTCCTTTAAGTGAATCAACAAGATTTTCACTCATGCTTTTTTTCTCTTGTTCTGGTGCTTCTACAGTTACGTTATAAACATCTCCCGTTTGTGGATCTGTAGTAGTAGTGGTATCTGGAGGCTCTACATTTGCTGCTACTACATTCCCGTCTTCGTCAAATTCATAATTAAGGGTGGGCATACCAGGACCCAAAGTCGTTGAACTAACTTGACTTAATCTGTTATCACCATGTCCACTTTTGGAAATAACATTTCCATCTTTATCCAAAACAAATCCATAGTTACCGTAACCGCCTCCAGAACCACCTTGGACTTTTGAACCAGCAGCACCTACAACATAAATGGGAGCACCTTCTGCACTCTTATCCCATCTGTTAACCCCTTTATTAGGAGCGTAATAATCGAAAGAATGAAAATCAGGATATTTACTCCCATGTGCTGCAGCCGCTCGTTGTAATAGTGATATTCTTTCTGCAGGTGTTTTAGTTAAATCATAAATTTGATTAGCAACTCCTGCGTTTGAAAATTCAATAGAACGTCCGTCTAAACCATACCTTCGAGCAAGCGCATCAAACCGCTTGCGAATTTCATCAAAGGATAATTGTTTGCCAAATTTTGTATCGATGTGATATTCAGTACCATCACCAATACGTCCGGCAGGTCCGGTTTTTCCGATTTCTAAAACTTCAAAAGACATTAGTAACCTGTTCTCCTTAAGCCTAAAGCATTTAATTGCGCCAGAATTTCTGGTCTAATCAATTCTTCTACAGCAACGTTTGCAGTATCTAATTCATAATTTGCATCTAAATTATTCATAGTGCCTGGTTCCTGTAGAACTGTCCTAGGCAGATCTTCAGAAGGATAGAGATCAGGATACAGTTTTCTGTGAAGAGCTAAACCAAGATCACGAACTGCTGCTTGTTCTTCTTGTGAAGAAGCTGCCTGTCTGCCTTGTCCATATACACTTATTTGATAGGCATAAGGATCCATAGGTGCATATGATTCACCTGGCTCTGAATTAAGACCAGGATCAGGCAACGGACCAGGAGTATTGATAGGAGTTGTAAGGTTACCGTTTTCAGATGTAACACCATTGACGTTTGGTGTCATACGATCAGGCTTTGGCATGCCTGGAGGCACGTAAGTAGAATCTAATGAAGTTGGCCTTTCTGAAGGAGCTTCAATACCTGGACGTGCTATTTCATTTCCATCGGGACCTAACTGAGCTAAGCCTTGTTTTGAGCGAAGTTCGTTCGCTTTTGCAATTTGTGCAGGAGTTAGTTTAGGCATACTTGCCAATGTCCCATCAGCAACTGGTCTACCAGTATCAGCTGTAATTAAAGCTCCCATTGTCTTTAGAACAGGACCGCCAGGTGTAAAGAAAGCACCATTTAAAAGACCGTTTACTTGTGGATCTAGACCAGGTCCGAATCTGTCTAGAAGCATACCAGCAGCAAGGCCACGGGCATTCATTGGGTTAAGCGGATTAAGAAAAGATCCAAGCTTTCCAAGTCTTGTAGTTGCTTGACGACTAGCAAGAGGATTTAAAGCTGCAGGTCCAATATTCTGAAGTTGACGAGTTAAATATCTAGCATTGCCTTTAAGCTTTGCTAGTGGGTTATCTAACGGGAAACCTGCTTTCGCTGCAACATCATTCAGTATGTTGTAGCGAGGATTCATTGTATTAACTGCCTGCCCTCCACTAGGTAATTTAATTTGTTGTAATGTTTTACGTAATTGAGCCATCTCATTAACGGCACCTGTAGATCGTCCTAAACCATAGTCACGAGCTAATGGGCCACCTGTCTGTGGAAGAGCTTGCTGAATAGCTACTGTTGTTCCTGGACGACGAAGAGGAGTAGAACCAACATTAGGTGCTTTTAATAAACCTGTTGCACCTTGACCAGAAGGACGAGGAAAGTTGGGTTCTAAAGAACGAGCAGCAGCATTTATTTGTGCTGAAGTTGAGTTACGTGCTTTGTCTCTAGCTGCACCAGGAACCATTCTTGAGAGATCATCCAGTGCTCCGGTAAAGCGTGTTGGAAGATCTTTAAAACCAGCACCACTAAATCTACCTGGAAGAGCCCCTCTTAAGATATCGTCTGCCTGTTGACCTAAACGAATATATGTCTGGGGATTAGTAAGAGTATCAATACTGGATCTAGCAAACCCTTTCGCAGCAGGTAACCCATACTTAAATGCTTGCTTTTTAAGAAGTTCGACAACCATTGGAGTTACCTATGCGTGATGTGGAGATAGAGATTGGCACCTACTGCTGTATCAGCTGGGCCTGGTAGAGCCATGATGAACTCTGCTCCAGAACGCTCGTAACGGTAACGAGCCTGGAAAGGATCTTTGTAGTTAGGAACATAAAGAATATGTGCGAGACGATTGGTCTCATACAAATAAACTTCGTCCCATAGCTTTAAAGCATCTTTAACATTGCTAGAACGAATCGTACGATCAACGTCTCCAACAATGCCTTCAACTCTGGTGCTTGGAGGAGTGAAGTCATCCTCAAAAGAAGCAAGCTGTGTTTTCTTTTCTGCAGCGTCGCAACGATTAATTTGAGTAATAATTTTATCGTTGAATACTGAATCAGGAACAGAATTCAATGCTTCTTCTAGCCGTGCATAATCACCTGCAGGCACACTAGTTACGTAGTAGCCCAAATGATATCGAACTCGACTTTTATTAAAATCAGATAGCTGCACAGCTCACCATCATTATGTGTTTATTATAAACGCCACAAACAAAGAAAGCCCCGAAGGGCTTTAATCGTTAGACCCTAATAAGGTCAGCGGCAAAAACAGAATCCCAATCAACTCGCGGAATCTTTCTTAACTGTTCAAGGTTATTGAATCTTTCGCCTGACAGAGAAAGTTGTAGGTCTTTAATCTCTTTTGCAGTTTTAAGACCGACTCCTTTGATGTGATCAGCAATCATCTGAGCCGTAGCTCCATTAACATTTAACCGAGTGTCAGTAGGGAATTTGCGTGGTTCATCTCCTTTAGCTACATCTTTTACTTGAAGAGTTTTTACTTTCTTAGATGCTTCTTGGTCTTCAACAAGTTCTGTTTTATAAACAGTGAAGATACGACCATCTTGGTCTTCGACCATGAACCATTCGCCTTCATCCCATTCAGATACAATCTTTAACCGTGCTCCGGTTTTTCTGTGTTTGTAGAGCATTGGGACTAGCTATTTTATTCACTAGTCCCATAGTACCCTAAATATCAATAACCGGGGTAGTTAGAAGCAACCTTATAGGGAAGATATTGCTCCAGATCATCATACTCAACAGGGACATCCTGACGGATGTAGCAGACTTCACAAAGGATGTAACCAGTGCGACCAGCAGCTGCATCAGCAGCCGAGATTGCAAAACCACCTGCAGTAGATGTGGAGTTGGTCTGAGTCTTAGAGTAAACCCGGAATTCCTGATTAGACGTTAACTCGTGATAGTTGTCAGCACCAGAAACCAAGGGGCAAATACCTAAGCCACCAGTACCAGCAGCAATACCACTGGCAGTAGCAGTAATGTTTGCACCTTCAACTACACCAGAGTAACTTACTGGAACATTACCATTGGCAACACCAAAGCCAATAACTTGGGTAGCACCAGAAGTAACAAGGCCGTCTTCAGCGACACGACCATCACCCCAGCCAGAAGCTACGGAAATAGCAGTGCGGTACACATAGACAGGCCGAGTACTGTCGGCATCAACTTGCATGCCAGTGATGTTCGTACGGGTGTCATCATTCTTGTAAGGAGAAGGAATAATGACATCAGCAACAGTTGTATAACCAGTAGAAGTTACAGCAACATAACCACGTTGTTGATAGAATTGCCAACCAGGAGTAGCCAAGACAGAAGTCGGGCCAGCCTTGGAAGCGTTGACAGTTGTTCCACCACGCGTATCGATGTTCTGATACCACCCGTTAAGGGGCTCAGTCATATCGCCGGGGTAGATCTTTTTAGCAGATAAATATGCCATTTACTTAGAAATGTATAAGTGGACGTTAATCAATCAGAATCAGTCAGTCAAATCGCCATCATCAGAGACGAAGCTGAATGCAGTGGTAATGAAATCTTTGTTCAGGACTTCAAAACCTGCATACAGTTGCCAGATAAGAATGATGAAGCGACTGAAATCATCATTGTTGTTAATTAATACCTGAGCGTTAGGACCGCCGATACCAACACCAACAGATTGAGGGCCAAAGAAATAACCTTGTGCGACTTCTTGTGCTGCATAAGGAGCACCACCTGTGAAGGAAGCTTGGACGCTCTTATTGGGGAAGTTGGTTGACTCGAAGAACTTAACGCCTTCAAACTGAACACCAGTTGGCATCACAGGCTCACCAGCCAGGAAGTAGCCCTGACCAGCTTGAGGTCCCATGTAGAAGCTGGAGTTGTTAGGCATCATGGGGTTAGCCATGTACATGCCTTGTCCGGGATTGCCTGCGTAGCGGGCGATCTCACGGAAGTCCTTGTCACGACGCAGATGCATCATGAACACGGGGTCGCAAATACAGCGATACAGACCATCAGCGAAGGTCGGTACGTTGCGCTTACGAAGATCTTTGACAACTTCTAAAAGGTCAGTACGAACAGAGAACTGTTGAACCTGGCCTTGATACTCGTTAGCTGTATAAGTGATCTGACTATTTGCATTTTTGGCCTTACCACCAGCAAAATAGTAACCACCTTGAGTAGAAGAAGCTTGACCTTGTGCTTCAGCTTTAGCAAGCTCATCAATGAAGACACGATCACGCCACCGCCTGTAATCATCAAGCAACGTTAAGCTGCCTATCGACTGGTGGAACATATTTAAGTTGCCGGTATCTAACAGCAACCGTTGCGCGGTAACAAGAGTTTCCCGTGCAATCTTGAAAGTAGAAGGCTGGGTAGGATCGCTCGGATCTGCAGGGCCAGTGTATTCCTTAAGCACCACCAGGACCTTCTCCTTGGTGATGTTACGGCTGTTAGCTGTACCAATCGTCTGATCAGATACGCGCTCACGGCTATCCTTTGTACCAGGAGTTCCCCAGAACTTGTAACGATCTAATTGAACAGTTTGGCCGGGTTGTGAAGTGAAATCATGCACGACTACGGGCTCAACAGCCATCTCGCAGACGTATGCCGGATGCGGACGGTATAATTCCGCACCTAAAATTTTAGGAAAGTCGTTATCTAAAAACACTTGTGTTTATCCTCCGAATACGGATAGTAAGTTTGTCAAACGAAAGATTCAGGTAAAAATACCTTATCTACATTAAATTTTAGCAGTCTTAAATATTTTAATGGCTAGTTAACCCATTAGATAAGGAAGCATCGAGCCACCCATTGCTTGGCTTGCCATATAAGATTGCATATTAATGCGGGAATTCATTGTGTTACTTGAGCCAGGTGCTTCTGGATCAATACCAACCATTTGCAATCCAGCAGTTGCGCCCATTCCTGCAGCAGCGCCACCAAGACCTGCCGCGAGAGCAGAAGCAGGAACCATAGTTGCTGCTAAGGCAGCAGGTGCAGCAGCGTTAATAGAAGCAGGTGCCTCTAATAGTGCAGTACGTGCTCTATTTCCGACAGAGCGTGGATCATACAAAGTTTGAGATGGACCTCTTTCTCTGTACTCAGGACTTTGTTTAATGCCTTTTTCAACACGCTGACGAATAGATGCACCTGAATCTCCTCTAGGTGCATCCATTGCTTGTGTCATACGAGCTAAAAGCTGAGGATTATATTTCCCAGCTAATGTACGAGCACCAACAAGACCTGCTGCAGCACCCAATCCACCGGCAGCAGCAGCGCTACCGGCTTCAACGGGATTCCCGCCTTGAGCGGCAGCCAAGCCGCCAACACCAAGGGCAGCAGCGGCAGGGATGCCATATTTCAAAGCGTTACGCATTAGATCACTCCATAACAAACAGTTTGTTAGCCATCACTTGAGGTGAAGCTTGGTTGATCACACGCCATGCTTGGGTGGGATCGACATCCATTTGCTGCTTAAAGGAACCCCAGAAATCTTGAGGAGCTTGAGGAGCAGCAGCCTGTGGAGGAGCAGGCATGTTTGAACCAGGGATCATTGACTGAGCATTAATTTGCTGAGTGGGATACCCAGGTGTAGCTAATTCGGCTTCAGATTCGTACACGGGGTACGGACCTTCAGGGCCAAAGAAGTTCAAAGTGTAGTCAGACAGAATGTCAGGATTCGTCAGGATCTCGTTATAAGCAAGATTCTCACGATGCTCGCCCACCATGAAATTGGCGGCACGATACATTTCCTCTTGTGCAGTTTGCCCCCAGGCAACAGCACTATCCAGCATTCCTTCTAGGTTTAGGGCGTACTGATTTAG